TGCCGCCATTAGGAACGATGCTACCAGAACGCGATGGGACAAACATTTCAGGCCCACGCTCACCAACCATATAAGCTTTGCCAGATTGTACAGGTCCACCAATTGCTTTTCCGGGCAATGTGATGCCAGTTATCGCGCTAAGACCCTTAGAAATCATGCCAGTGATCTGTTGAACAACAAATAAATCAAATAGTTTGTTGATTACAGAATCGATCACATTGCTCATGACATTCTTAAAGCTCATTGCCCCAGTGATCATACCCTTAATGCCATCAGAGAATGCTTGGCCCATCGATTCAGACATCGATTTGATTTTATCAGCGCCCTGATAAACAGCATCATCAATCTCTTTTTTGGCAGCAGCAAATTGATCTGCCATATTCATCATCGTATTTTGAAGAACATCAGCCGCAGTGCGATCAATCGCCTTGGAAGCTTCATCTCCCATTTTAGTCATCGCATTAGTAAAATCTTGCGCATCCTTGATGAGCATAACAGATTTTTCTAACGTAATTTGCTTCTGAATATCAGCGAGTTTTTCCGCTTCCTTTTGAGAACGTTTATATTCCGCAGCAGCCGCTCTTGCATCTTTTTGCTCTTGAATGCGGTTAGAATGCAATTTCTCAAGCGTGCTTGTCCGCTTTTCCTCAAGCTTAGAAAGCTGGATTGTCCTTTGAATCTCGTCGTTCTTTTGCTTTATCAGATTGTTATTGATGCCGAGTTCTTTTTTGATCACCGCAATGCGGGCCTCACGCGCGGATGTAGCTGCGGCATATGAAGCTTCACCCTTAAATTCGACACCAGCAATCGAAAGTTGGGCTAATTCAGCATTAAGTTGCGCGACTTTACCTTTAGCCAAAGCGATACTTTTAGCGTTTTCCGTGAAAACGTCAGACACTTTGCTGGCAGTAGAAAGCGAAGCAATATATTTGCTGAATGCAGATTGTGCGCTTTGAGCAGCGTCTTTTGATTCCCAAAGTTTGGAGATCAATGGACCAAGTACGCTTATTGCAATAAGAATAGCCGCACCCCAAGGGCCAGAAAGAAATGCAGCTAATTTGCCGCCCGCACTACCAGCCTGTCCAATAACATATGCAACGTCGCCAATCTGCTGCACAAATGCAGTCATAACAGGTGTGCCAGCAGCTACCTGACCAGCGAACTGGTTAATCTGCATCCCAGTCTGGGCAAATGCTTGACGCTGCTGACGAACGGCTCCAGCGGCTGCATCCGTCTGCTTGCGAACCTGATCTTGAACTTGCCCAAGACCACTCATCGAGTTTTTGATTTGAGCTACTTCGCGCTTCAATGCCTCAAAAGCATCGCGGCCAACAAACTCAGCTACAAGCTCAACGCTTAGTTGCTCTGCCGCCATTACTCTCGCGCTCCCGCTCTAATTTAAAATAAGCTACCCACTCGTTATACTCGTCAATTGAGATAGTCTCAACTTCGTAAATGAAACGGCCAAGCCGATCCGCCAAAGCAACAAGATTATGCCTGAACGGATCGGCCCTTAGTTTTTTTCCTGCTCCTCAATGCTCTCCGACGACATCATTGCACCAGCTATGCGGGTAATAAGTGACATCGGTTCACGCATAAGAACAGGCTTATCATCAAGACCAAACAGTTTGTTTCCGTCTTTGTCTTCAGCCTTCATGACGATAATCTCGACCATCCCGGCCAATGAGATATTCTGAAGGAAGTTGGGGTGCTTACGTTGCACCTTGTCCATTTCTATAGCCAAAAACGGCCCATAATAGACAATCAGGGGAGAAGACTCATCCTCTCCCCATTCAGCCACTTCAATGTTTTTACGCGCTGCATCCTGACGGGCAGCAAGACGTTTAGCCAGACTCATAAATTCCCCTTCCTAATTTAACTTACGAAGCCGTGCTAAAGCTCAAAGAGCCAGTTCCTTGGAACGAGAAGCTAGCTTCAACCAAACCATCAAACGACGAATTGATTGTCAGGCCAGTGATGATAGCCGTGCCGGTGTAATACTTATCACCAGTAGAAGCACCTTCAGGATAGACGTTCAAGGTCACTTCAGTGCCTTCAGTCATAGCACCCTGACCAGTCGTGTCAGTTTCATCCCAGAAGCAATCAAGCGAACCAGACCAGCTCTTCAGCGTAGTCTTGTGAGTGCGCCAAGAATCTCCCATCGTGGTGTCTTCAGCCGTATCAGCACTCGTTGCGATAGAGAACGAGCGGATTTCAGCGACGGTGTTAGCGCCAACTTTTACAGTACCTTCACTGCCAGTATGCGTAGCCATTATTCAACCTCCTCAGATTCAACGGACTCAACCGGCTCTTCCACCGGCGTTTCAACAGGTTTTGAAGCCTGTTCAGTGGGATGCCAGCCTTTCTCTGCGAAAGACTGCAAATCGCACTCAGGAACCCGGATAGGGTCTTGAGCGTCCTTATGATGAACCGTTACCATCTTCATCGCGCAGTCTCCACATCGTTGATCGCTGTGATGTACTCACAGGCGAACACAAGCCGTGCTGAAGAGATTGGTTTCTCACCATCGGTGACAATATCAACCTCAGTCCCAGTCAATATACAGGATTTAGCTAGTCCGTTCAATTGGTAGTCATTTCCGATAGCCTCTTCGACATTTACGCAAAGGCCATCGATGGTATCTTGAATAGTGGTGCTGCTGCCAGTGCAGAGAATGTGAACAGCCACATTAATGATCCGACGTACCGTGCGATTACCAATCGTAATCAACGACGATGACTCATCCATCGTGTAAACAAGGATTGCGGGCAGCTTGGAGTCATCCAGCGCATAGCGACGCATCTTATAGACATTGCTGCCAGTCGTCGGCAGACCCGTCAGAATCGTTGCAATGCGGTCACGGATTTGCTGACGAACGTGAGACATCAATTCTTCTCCAGAATTAGGGTCGTCACGCCAAGGCCATCTGTAGCCACAACGCGGATCGTATAAAGTACATTACGAATCTTCATCGTATCCCCTTCAGCGGCATAAGGCATATCAGCCGTGCGGCACACAAAGGTCGGCTTGGGGATGGTGACATCCATCATGTCAGTAGCAGTCACGCTTGCATGAGGATTGTCGAAGATACCAGAAACAGTAACGGGACGCTTATTCGTTTTGGTGTAAACGCCAGCAGTCCCGAAATCATCGAGTTCAAAGAAGATGGAGAGGTCGTCATTCGACTCAACGCCCATCGTCTGCCTTTCTGCCACGACCACGCGGCTTGGGTTCGCGGAACTCTACAGGCTCAACGCGATTTTCGATCACAGCTTCGTCGTGAGGAACGGCTTTACCATAGGCCATCAAGTCTTTAGCTTCTGACCCGCTCACTTCGATGATGTCGCCCACCTTGCGGATAGCGCCACCTGCAACTGTCGATTTGATGATGCGATACTTCATAATCTCTCCAAAGGATTGGGGGCAGCCGACTTCCGAGGCCACCCCCTCCCCCTAGTCGTTACGCAGCGGGCGTACCCAGTGCGAACGAAACAGCGTGACGGACAGCCACATCGACGCTCTGGAGAATGCGGATACGCACGCTACCAGTTGTCGAAGAGGTGTACGGATCGACCAGCAGGTCAACACCGCCCCACATACCGATCAAGCAGTCGCTGAAGTTACCAAACAGCAGGTAACCGGCAGTAGCTTGGTTCGATACGATGGTGCGATAGCCGTTCATCGTGCCATCGGGATCGACAGCAAAGATCGCCTGATTGTTGGCCTTAGCCGTCGTCTTCAGCGTACCATAGAGGCTTGCCGGAGCAATATAAGCAAGATTGCCAAGCAAAGCGTTGTCTTCAGCAACGAGCGTTTCCAGACCAACAATTTCCGCCCAAGTCGGAGTCGCGCCAGCAAACGAATCGGTGTTGATGCCCGAAGTAGCATACAGACCAGTCGGCTGACCCGACGAACCAGCACCCTTCAGCGCACCAGCATCAATTGCCAGAGCCACTGCCTGAGTCAGATCGTCACGGACCAGACCTTCAACAGCCGGAGTAGACTGGAGCATGAGCTGACGAGTGATGTCAGTGAATGCGCCAACCGTCTTCGGAGTCAGGCTAACAGTGCCGAAAGTCGGTTCCGACTCAGAAGCCGCACCACCTTCAGTGCTGATCCAGCCAGCCGTCGAAGCAGCCGTCTTCTTCGGAATAGCGACGTTGCCGACCAAACCCGGCATCATGCGCGCACCAGCTTGCATGACCGACGACTGATTACGGAGAACGTCGATGAAATCACCAGCCATCAGGTTGGTTGCAACGATTTCGTTGTCATCCGAGGTATTCAGGTCGCGCTGCTTCCAGCTACCAAGAACGTCAGCCGGGAGCATGATGCCCTGAGCCGTCTGACCGTAAGCACGGGCAGCAGCCTGAGAGGCTTCAAGTTCAAAACGAGCATCGTCTTGAGCAGCACGGTCAGTCGGATTAGCC